GAACTCAACTATCAAAATGACGTCGGAAACTTGACGGTCAAAGCCGACGGAGAACTCAACTTCACGAACGGCGACTTAACTTTTACACTTAAACCAAGCGGAAAGGTCACGATTTCCAACGCGTCCGAAGAACTTATTTCGCTTCTCTCGGACCTTTTGACCGAAATAATTGGAGCGCAAACGTTGACGCTTCTCGGACTACAACCGCTCGTCGGATTTGGACAAACGTTTCCGACGCTTAAAACCAAAATCGACACTTTTAAGGAGTAGGCTTTTTTATGCCCATGAATACGACCCGACTTCGGGACAACTTATTTAATCGACTTTTTACGGGCGTGACTCTTAACCCGGCGGACGAGACGAAAGTTAAAGCGTCTCTCTTAATATGGGCGGAAGAAATTATCGCCGAAGTAGGAAGGGCTCAAATTGAGTTCCAAGCGGGAGACCTTGGGGTTTCTCCGGGAACTTTTCAAGACTCGACGCCCGCTCCAATAACCGGCGAAGGACAAACCAACGCCGGAACCATTGACGGAAGGATAACGTAATGGCTTCAATCGCTATCGACTCAACGAACGATGTCGTTATCGAAAACAACGATTTGAAACTTATAACCGGCGTCGACGAAGTCGCTCAAGCCTTCGAGTCTTTCGCGGAGAATGGTTTCTCGACACGCGAGAAGGGCTCCCATATTTTGAAGAAGTTTTGAAGAAAAACCCGAACCCGGTCACGGTTGATTCTCTCTTTAAGAACGAGATTTTAAACTCTCCCGGAATTATCGAGCTTCAAAGTTTCTTACTCGAAATTAACGGACGCGAACTTTCCTTGAAGTTCACGGCGTTAACTGAATTCGGAATTTTACTTTTTGACGAGGACTTATAAATGGCTTTTGGATTAACTCAAAGCGGGTTCGTCCCGAAACGAATCGCGGACATTCAAACGGAAATCGAGACTTCTCTTCGCGGAGAGCTTGGGAACTCTATTAACCTCCTTCCGAGTTCGGTTCTCGGTCAACTTGTCGGAATTTTCTCCGAACGTGAATCGGAGTTATGGGAACTCGCCGAAGCGGTTTATAACTCCCAATATCCGGCGACCGCCGAAGGTCTTACGCTTGACAACGTTGTTTCTCTTACGGGCTTGACTCGTCAACCGGGAACGCGCTCAACGGTCGACCTTCTTTTCAAAGGAACCGCCGGAACCATTATCCCGGCGGGCTCGGT